AGAGTCTCGGGCTGCATCTCATGAAACAGTAACGATCAGGCCGGCTTTGTTCGTGACTCGGATCTTCACATTGATCGGCGACGCGGTACCGTTGTTGAACGTTACCGTGAACGCCGCGCCAGATGGGCCATCGCCGTAGGTTGCAGTCAGGCCAGCAGAAATGATCGTACCCGTCACGTCCCGAGCCTTTGAGCCAGTCGGGTTGCCGTAGGCAACAACGTTCTGGTGCCCGCCAAACCCGTCGTCATACGCGACGTCAGCATTCAACACAAACGAACCGCTCACATTGAAAGTTTTTGTCAGGCTGCCAGATGCTGGAATCGTTCCGATAAAGTCAACAACGTTGACATATTCTGGCGAACCAACTTGCCCTCCATTCATAATAACATCTACATATCTGCTTGCAAAAACAACTGCTCCATGGTCAATCGCTGGCAAAGTCGTTTCACCAAACGCTTGCCCTCTCTCCCAGTTGCCATTGATCATTACATCAGTATGCCCGATATACCCAAGCGGGCTTCCTGCAAAGTTTCCGCCACCACCAGTCGGACCATAAAGTCCGCAGAATTCTCTATTGCACGAGTTGAAAACTGCCGTATTGCGCATAGATGAAGACGTCAATCCGTTAGCCGTATTCATAATACCCCAAATGGATTCGAATACGCAGTTACTGAAAGTGACTACAACGTTACCGCCAGTACCGCTATCAGTCTTACTAAGAAAGATGGCTTGCGATGAGATGTCAAAAAGCAGGCACTCATTCATGAACAGGTGATTGTACGTGCAGTCTTGCAGGTGCATTACAGTGCCACACCTGTAGAAATACACTCGATTAAACGAGGTTGGCCCTACATAGTTGTATGCCGGAATACCTGTAGCAATACCAACAGTCTTAACAGCATCTTGGTAACTAACGAAAGCAACATCCTCAAGTACGTTGCCAGTTATATATCTATTACTGCTACCGTCAGGATTACCCTTTCTTATAATTATTGCAGGATTTGGGCTCGCAGGAGTTCCAGCCGGATAGAATGATGTATCAACGAATGCTACGCCACGGATATCGAAGTTTTCATTCCTGAAGTCATTGAACGAAATATCAAGAGCGCTGTTTCCGTCAGTATATATCAGGCTACCAACTCGACTCACAACATAACCGGCAGCAACACCGCTCGTCTTGAACGTACCTCTAATTTTTACAGACGAAAACAGAGTGGTAGACCCGTTAATTACGGCTGTTGAATTTACTCGAATAACCCCATCAGGAAGATGAAGTTCTTTGTTATTTGAAATGCAGTACCTAAGAGCTGCCAAATACGATGCTGATGAGTCTATGGTCTCACTAACCACCCCCCCAAAATACTCCAGCTTCACATCATCAAAAATCCTCAGCCAGCATCCAGACCCAGAAGGGTCTGTTTCTCCATCGCCATCCAAGTAGTCTGAAAGGGTGGCCTGCGAACCATCCCATGGGACAGTCGGGCTAAAGATGGTTCCTCCGTCATGCTGAGATTTAGGAGTAGATGGGCTCCAAATAAATTCCCCACCACCAGACGTTCCAAGCGGATGATATGAAGACAAAGATAGCTTAAGATCTAATCTTTTAGTCTGATTTTTTATGTCCGCAACTGAAGATACAGATACAGTTGCGTTACCAATGATCGAAGATCCTTCGCTGGGAGACGTGCTAGTAATTTCTTGACGAAGAGACTGATCACCTCGAACAACAAGTAGACCTTCATCTTCAGACCAATTGCCAGAAAGAACGACAGGGAACGAAGATGGAAGTTTTACACTATAAAGATTGCCACCCCGCTCGATGGTCTGGGTCGAGCGATCTACGGTCAACGGGGAACCATCGACGTACACCAGCGTCGGCAGCTCGAAGCCGGAGTTGGCGAGGAAGTCGTTGACCTGCTGTTCGACTCCAAACCAAGTCTTTCGAGATACCCCGAAGCGGTCAACCCACGAAACGCTTTCGCGATCATTCATCGCATAGTCGAAATTCTTGGCGTTTTTGTACAAGACGCGAGGGTCTTTCGAGCCGAGCGGGAAGCCGCTGGTATCGTAGTCCATGCTTTTCTCCAAGCATAAAAAATCCCGCTCTTTGGCGGGCTAGGTTTTCGTGTGCGGGTCAGTTGGGGGCGCTGGCGTCGTCGAAGGTGTAGACCCTGGGGTCATAAATCACCGCTCGGACGGACGCCGAGGTGTTGCCGTTGGGATCGATTGAACTGATCAGGGCCGGGTATGGGTTTCCCAGCAGCAGGTGCGGCGGTTCGATTTCCCAGGAAACATCTGGGACGAAATCGATGCTGGGAATGCTCAGCCGGTAGTCGTCGATCCTGGATGCCGGGTAGCCACCGGAAACCGTTCCGTCTGGGCGTCGTAGGTACAGCGCCGGAGAGTTCAGCAGCGACCAATCGAGCGGCTCGCTGGACTCGATCAGCACCGAGTTTCCCGAGATCACGAACGATTTCAGATATGCGCTCTGCGCCAGCCCAGGGCCTGGAACATCGCCGGCGAGGGCCACATAATCCCAGAACTCGCTGTTCAGCGCGTCGAGGCCGGTATCGAACGAATACTCGGCTCGCCGGTATCGCTGTGCCATCCTGCGGCGCATCCCGTAGCGCCAGGCTCGGTCGCGGTTTGTGACGCCGACAGCCGTGATCTTCTCGACCTTCCGACCGACATCGCCGGGCAGGCGGCACTGGACGGTATCTTCGATCCAGCCGTTGGCATTGACGAACTCCACATCGACTCCGTCGTAGTCGTCCTCCGACGGAGCGCTGATGCTGATCCTCAGTGGACCATCCATGTTCTGCGGCGAGTACATGTGCCCGAACGTTGTCCTGGGCTCATCTCGAGCCGCAGAGATCACGCCGCGCTTGATCGTCTTCTCCGCATATCCGGCTGCAAGCACGTCATCCATGATCTGCGCGACCGTGACCTTGCCGTCCTCGTAGATCATGTCAAACGTGTCGCCGCGGGCTTTCCAGAGGGCGTCCAGCCGATCCAGTTCCTCAAGATCGAGATCCGCATCGGTATAGCCTCGCTCCTTCGCGATGTAGCAGAGGAACGGGACGATGTCTCGCGTTGCGAGTTCAGGCGTCCATGCTCCGCCCTGGCGGGTTGGAAGCATGCGAGTAGCCTCTACCGAGATCCGACTCTCGGTCTGTGCGGATATGCGATCAGAGGACCGATACCGAACCGCGAGCACCGTCACGCCAGCGTATGAGGTCGGCGCCTGTAGCTGCGAACGCAGGCCGTACCATTGCAGCGTGTCGCGGAACTCCAATTCGTTTTTCCCGATGGGGTATCGCTGCCGCATGCGGATCTCTGGACGCATGGCGTACGGGAGATTCAGCCGCGTCGTGAACCCGATTTGATCGAGCGTGGCGCCATTATGCTGGTAGTCGAGCGAGGTCCATGCGCCGCCGGTATCCATATCGCGATACTGGACCGTGTAGTAGCCACTCAGCGGAATCTGGTTGCCCTTCCGGTCGATGAAGATCAAACCGTTTGGGCAAAAGATGTCCCACTCGACAACGCTAGTTTTCTCGCCCGCTGGGCACGCCGGGAATGGGCCGCGCCAACCTCCCTCGGAGTTCGAGGTATCAACGGTGATGCGCGACGTACTTGAGTTGAGCGGAGAGAATCCTGGCCAACTGGGATCGGTAGCCCCCGCAGACGTCAGGCGCTCTACGGTGATCTGCTGAGCGCTATACGCAGTGATTCGGAACCGGAGCCCGCGCAAACCGATTGCAGCATCACCGGCGCCCACCTGCAGGGCATTTACGGGGGCGCCGCTGTCGTAGTTCAGCGTGAGGTTTGTGGAGTTGACGGTGTTTACGACGTAGAGCCCCGAGTTAACGCCGACGACCTGAATATCAGTCCCGACATCCAGGCCGAGCTGCGCGATATCGCCCGAGATCGTGTCGCGCGCGCTTCCACCGCCGTCGACGACGGTGTACGGATACTGCGCCTCAACTCGCAGGATCGTTCCGGCAACCCAATCAGCCGGGAACGAGCCGGCGCCAGAAGGGATGATGATGTTGTTCCCCGAGAACGTGAACGTGGTCGCGGTTGGGTTCGGGGTGAGCGCCGAGGACTCGGTGAGTTCCAGGCCCGCATTACCTGTCGAGCTAGCGCCCACTTCAGGCGCGGAGTGCCACCAGATAGCGGATGGATGCGATCCAAGGTTCTGGCCTGGCTCGAAAATCTGAAACGAAGCTTCCGCGCCCAGCGCGAGGAACGTGGTATCGCCGATTTTGACGCCGCCCTCTTGTATCTGGAACCGACCACGGCCGATGCACAACAGCATTTCGGTCCACTGCTCGCGCGGTCCAGCAAAATACTTCCTGGGAGGCAGGATGTAGTCGGGGAAGATCAGGCGACGGCCAGCGACTTCGCGGATTGCATCGCCCAACTTGACCTTGTTCCCTCGCGCACTGGAGTCGGCCAGTGACTCGCCCTGCCCCGGGTTTGTGGGCATGCCGGGCAACTGCGGCATGAGCATCCGGAATGCCGACTGGACGCCCTTGAACAATGCCGCCGTAATGGTGAACGGATCAGTCCCGCGCGGGAGCTTGTAGATCCGAACAATGTCGCCGCGGTCGATGATGCGCTCGGCCCACTCGCCGGGGTGGATGAATTCCTCATGCCCCTTTTTCTGCTTGTCGGTCAGGTCATCGCAGAGCGCAACCTCGGCGGGGACAACACCGATGGAGAACGGGTGTACATCGTGGCAGCAGTATCCCGGAGAGTTCGCGGTCAGCCACGCATGAATAGTCATCCTGCGGCCGATCGGATGCCGCTCCAGCGGTTCTCCGTCAAGGAGCGATGGGTAGATTTCGATCACGGTAGAAGACCACCTTGGAGTATTTGTCGGAGAACTTCTGGAGCGGGGTGAGCGACACCCCGCTACCCGGATTGATTTCGAGAACCCGCAGGCGTCCATCTACATCGACCAGCAGGCCTACGTGATCGAGCAGCCGCCCTCTGTAGGCCGCAGCGATGACCCCAGGCCCTGGCTCGCATTGCTCAAGCGCGCGCTGGATCTCCATATCGCACGCCCGCTGCATCGAAACCGGGGTGAGTCGCGTGACGCCGCCGAAGTCGGTCAGCATCGGCAGTCCGAACAGCTCAACCCGCGCTATGAGCGTCAGGCCCCAGCAGTCAAGGCACGGCAGGGCCCGCCCGCCCTCGGTATAGATGGCGGTGAGGTATCTGTTCGGCATGGGATCAGGGCCAGTATTTGAGGCCAGGGAACTCGCTAACGTTGTAGATGTGGCGCAGCGCGGCGGTGTTGATGAGGTCGTAGTAGCCGGCCTCGACCTGAACAGTGAGACCCTCGAAACCCGGCGTCTTGACCCTCATGCGGTATGGCCGCTCAGCGGGTGCTGTGAGATCGCTTTCCAGATATATCCGCAGGATCAGGGTCACATACTCCCCCGCCTCCAGGGCTTCGTTGATACGCTGCTGTGCGAATCCGGTCACGTTGTCGATTGCGAATCCAACGTTCTGGTTTCCGCTGTTGTCTCGCTTCGGAATCGATACGTCGATAGCGCCAGCGATGAACGTCAGCAGGCGCCCGTCTTCGGTCATGCAGGTGAGATCGTCATAGCCCTGGCAGATGAGGATAGGCTCCGGCCACGCCGGGCATGACAACTCGACCGTGGCGAACTGCAGGTCTTCACCGCCGGAGGCATAGAAGCGCTCAAGAGCCGTCGCCATGTCGAGGCCACTCCCTGTTCATTGCGATGTCGAAGATATCCGCGAGGAGGATGTACTCGGGCAGAATCTCGGCCCACCCAGCATCGATGACGGGGCGCTCACGCAACTCCAGTGTGGCGGTGAAATCCCAGAGCGAGATACTGCCGCTGACCAGCTTTGGACCGTCATAGATGTCGGTGAATCTGGCGGCATACGCACGCAAACCATCAGGAGTCTCCGGCGTCTTTAGCGGGCATTCGAACCAGTGGTAACCATCCACTAGAACATCACGAAACCATGCCTCAAACAGCATTGCCTCGCTGTCGTTAAGCCTCCACCTGACGCTTGCCATAGTTGGAGTAGCGGTGAAGTGACGCCTCTGCCTCGCCCTCCCCGTCTGCATCTCCGTGCGGATTAGAGGGCTAACAGGGGTAAGCCCATAGCCCTCCCGCTGAGGCGGGCAGATATTTGGGTACTGCTTCATGTCCCGCTCCTGCGAATTCCGAACGAACTTCCGATAGCTTTCGACGAACGGCCATCACCGAAAAGGTCTGCCACCACAACATCGATGATGTACTGGTCATCCTGGCGGCGAGTATTGACCTGCCCCGCGCGGCTTCGGTCCTCGATCAGGTTTATGGTTGGAGCTCCTGCGCTTGCCTGATTACGCCGTACGTCATCAAGCGTCCGGTCTAACTTTGCACTTGTCTCTGCCGTCGTTACCCTCTCGCCCTTCTTGAGGTTCCAGGTCCCATCCTCAGGGACGGACATAATGCCGTCATGGGCCTGACCAGAGAGATTGACGTTCTTCACTGCTGCTACCTGTGCCAACTGAGCTGTAACCGCAGCAGCCGCTGCTGCAATACCAAGCGCTGGGCCAATGACGGGAATTCCCGCCATGGCCGCATAGGCATCAGACGCAGTCTTTGGAGCGTTCAGCAGGGTCTTCGCTATCGCATATGACTTCTCGGCAACGAATGCTGCCTTGTAGAGGCCGGATTGCTCTCCGAAGAAGCTCTTGGCCAAGCCGCTCAGATTTCCAAAGAACTGCTCATTGGCGCTCAACGTCACCTGCTGACGGGACCGCTCAATAGCGGCTAGGGCCTCTTCGTGTTCTTGCTTTAGCTTCAATTCCTGCTCATCCCATTGAGCAGTCAATTCAGCTTTAGCCTCTCGATTTGCATTCAGAAGATCGAGTTGGGTTTGATACCACTTCTCAAGTTCTTCCTCTGCCTTGTCGATCTTGTCGAGTTCACCTTGAGGCCCAGCGACTACAGCGTCTGCGCCACCGAAAGAAGGCGGAGCAGAGAACGAGTCAGACACGATCCGCGAAGCGACACGATTTCTTTCCTCGTCGCTCAGACCCTGCATTGCGTCAAGAACAGCAAGGCGCTCTTTCGTTGTATCGAGCAGGCGCTCTTCGTCAGTCCTGAGGTCTTGGACCAGCTTCCTGTAATCTTCCTGGGCATTCTGTTGTTGCTTGAAGGACTCGACAGTCTCAATGGCTGCCTTTGCCTGCGCTAACTGAGAGGCAGTTGCTCCGTCCAATTGAAGTCTGTAAAGCTTCTGCTCGTTGGCGGTCATGCCAACAGTGGCAGCCTCCAGTTGCATGGATGAAATAAGACTGGCGACCGCCTGCTGCTGACGCTTTGCGGCAGCTTCGGCCTCTTTCCTTGCGCCAGCCACTTTGGCAGCAGCGCTTATCGCTGCATCATCGAGATCCTTGCTCTCTTTCTTCGCCTTATTCAGCTCCTTCGTCTTGCTGGCCGCATCTGCTATAGCGGATCCAGCAAGAGGTCGCTCAAGCGCGTCTCGAATGCCGTCAGCAGCCTCTTTGGCTACTCCCAGATTTATGGCAGCACTTGCGCGGTATTCAGCAGCTCTAGCTGCGAAATCATCCCCGCCAAGGGCGTCTGGTAGCAGCGAAAGCGTTTCGAACATTGAGGCGGCCAGCCCCTGCGCGTGCATGGTCGCAGTGGCAAAAACGCCTACCAGGGCATCGGCCGCGATACTGAATACCCGCACCACGCCATCCCCCGCATCAATCAGGAACGGCAAGGAATCAACTACGGTTGACGCTCCCTGCGCGAGCAGGTCGAAAAGTTTGGAGACGGATTCCGCTGTAGCGGGGTCGCTCAATGCCCTATTGAGATCATCGATAGCAACCTTGGCACCGTCCAGACTTCCTTCGCTTCCTGTCAACAGTCCGTCAATGGTGTTTTGCAGAGCCATGAGGGCCCCGCCAAAGGTATCGCGCGAAGCCGCAGCAGCCCCCCCATATGACTCCTCAAGGGCTTTGAGAATAATTCCCTGAGCTTCAGCAGTGCGTCCAGTTGCCTCAAGCTGTTCAGCAGCTTTCTTCTGTTCCTCTGTAAACCGAAACCCTTGTTTGCTCAGAGCGGTAAGACCCTTGGATGGAACATCAAGGGCACGACCTATTGTCTCGGCAGCGGACGTTACAGTAGTTCCAGTGCGCGCCGCCATGTCAATGGCGGATTGAAGCGCGCGAGGAAACTGCTCTCCAACAATGCCAGTGAAGGCCAGCAGGTTGGTCTGTGCCTGGTTGATTTCTCCGGCAGATACAGTGCTAGTCCTCTCCATGGACGAGGCCATTTCGTTCAGCTGTTCTCGGCTGAAACCAGCAGACTCTCCCGTCGAGCGCAGAACGGCTTCGAGTTGCGCCTGCTCTTTCTCCATCTGCTTGGTGTTTCTGATCACTGCACCGAAAACTGCTCCAACAGTGATTCCTGAGAGGGCGCCCGCAGCGACCTCACCAAGCTTCCCCCAGGCCAGCGATGCGGCATCGGCGGCGCTGCCAATTTCCTTAGCACCTTTCTTTGCTGTGCGCTCGGCCTTCTCCATGCCGGCCACGAAGCCGCCAACCTTGGCGATGAGATCGAGCGTAAGCGTCCCCAGGCTGCGTGATGCCATTGCGGGCTCCAATGAAAAAGCCCGGAACGCTCCGGGCAAAACGAAGGACTAGGCCCAGGTCTCAAGGGCCTGATCTAGACTGATTACGGGCTCTTCTTCATGCGGCATGAAGTCGTACAGCTTGTACGTCTCCTTGCTATGTGAGTTTGCATAGAGCGCAGCGAGCAGTGCTGCTCCGCGCTCTACCCTCATGCCTACATGGAGACTCCCCCGCTTGTTCCGAAACTTGCACCAGCTCAGGAACTCCCGGTAGGTGAGACGCGACTTGGCTTCTGCAATGGTTCTTCCGCCAATCCCGCACATCACCAGCTCATGCCAGACCTCATCTAGTTCGCTGAGCTGGTCGTCTTTCCCACGTTGTTCACCTCTGCGATAACGGTGAGCAGGGCGATGGTCAGGTTCCCATCCAGCGCGCCGCGATCGGGGTCGGCCTCTCCGGTGATATCTGCCGGCGTGAATACCGGCTTACCCTCTTCATCCACGATTGACGCAGCAATCCGGCCCGCCAAGCCATCCACCTTGCCATTCATTGCAAGTAGATCGGAGACAGCGGTGCTATACGACAGTGGCCGGACGTAGACGGTGGCGGTCAGTTCCTTATCGCCCTGCTTCCAGGTGATCTCTTTCTCGATGGGGGCCCCGGTGAAGGCGCCAGCTTCTTTAAGCGAATCAATCGACAGATGCATGACCACTCCTTAAGCGGTTTTGAGAACCCAGGCGGAACCGCCGGAGCGCTGAATGGTTGCAGTGGAAGTGACAACAGCGTTGGCCGCGAAATCGAACGGGAAGTCGCTCACATAGCCGCGGAAGACGAACCAAGTGCGCGTCGGCGGCAGAACAAAGTCCCAGTCGCCGTTGCTGTCCTGCGCCTCGGTGGGTGCAATGCCGATCCCGTCAGACCAGCCAACCGCGAAAGCGATGTCCTGGTCGACCTGGTCGTCAGACTCCGAAAGCTGATAGAGGCGGATATGGGAACTGTTGCGCGGGTCAGCGTTGAGAGTCAGCGAAGCCTGCCCCGGCGTGCGCAGCCCGCGCAGGTAGCGCCGAACAGTTTCGCTAAGGCATGTGGTTTCGATCTGGTCGGCAGGGTTGCCGCCGGGGTTGAATGCGGTAGCGCACTCGACCTCGATGACTTCGTGATCGCCAGTCGGGCTGCCGCTAGAATCTCTGGACGGAACCAGGGCATAGATCTGAGTTCCTTGAGCCAAAATTGCCATTGTGTTTCTCCTGTGGCGGGTTTCTTGAAGCACAAAAAAACCCGCACGCGGCGGGTTGGTCGGTATTGGTTGGTCTATCGCTGGACTATCCAGTCGACGTCAAAGCTGACTCGGTAGGTCTTGGTATCAGGGTCAACAGATTCCCCTCCCCAGCGGACCACATAGGCTGAAAGCTCAATCGCATCCCTGATGGCCTTGGCGGCATCTCGAGCCTCCGCAGCAGTGGCCGAAAAAATGTCCACTTGGATGGTGAACCCATCGGCGTCAGGACGGCCCCATAGGTAGTTCTCGGGCGATCCCGATATGGTCTGCCATGTTGCATACGGTTTGACGACGAGCTGGGGGGCCAGGCCAAACTGATAGATCCTCAGCGGGGACGCGCCAAGGATCGCGGTAACAGCAGGGTTGCTCGAGCAGACCTTGTAGATTGGCGGGTACATCACCCCTCCAGAATTTTGTCTATTTGCTTTTCTAGCTCGATGGCAAACGCATTCGTCGCTTCCTGAACGGTGGTCTCAAGTGCTGGTCGCATGAACGGCTTCGCCCGAGTTCTTTCTGTGCCAAACTCAACCAGCCGCCAGTACCAAGTATCACCCCCGGGGTTGTTCCTACCCTCCCCGCTGAGTTCTCCGTATTCGCTCATATCCCGAGCGCCGCCGCGGACTCCTATTCGATAGCCAAGGTCGCCCGTCTGGCGATTCATCCTGGTCATCCACTGCATCGCAATGTTCTTAGCGATCATCTCGCGAGTGGTTCTATCGTCAATCCCTCTCGCATTCTGACGCGCCTGAGCACGAACTATTGAGGCTGCTCTTGCCAGTGCACGACGACCGCCTTTCTTCTTCACCATCGGCGACATCTGGTTCAGCTTCTCGATGACCTCATCCATCCCGGTCATGCTGAATTCGACGGTATCAGCCATGGAATCTCCGGAACGCAAAGCTAGTGATCCCTTCTCGGCCGAGATCGGATTCCACCTCGTTCATTTCCACCAGTTCGAAGCCCTGCCGCTCGCACCAGGCAACCAGACCAGGGAGGCTCCAATACCAGCAATGTTCGCCCGGCTTGTAGTGCTTGGAGGCCAGGCAGTCGGCCTGATCCTTGTAGATCGGCATCGACACGAACAGCCACTCGCCAACGTGGTCCAGCAGTTTCTCCGGCTCCGGGATGTGTTCCAGGCTGTCCCAGCAGGTCACGGCTTCTGCGTGGTGCTGGTACGGGTCGTAGTAGCGCTCCTGCGCCTTCAGCCAGTCCACCGCCTCCGGGTTCACGTCGAAACCCATAGCGCCGGACTCGGTGACGAAACGGCCTCCGCCGATACCGATGTCTACCACCTGGCCGTCAAAGTGACGGCGCACCAGATCAATACGGGCCTGGGTCAGCGCAGCGCCCATCGGGGTAGCGTCAAGCAGCTGGTACTTCTCGAAATACGGCCCGCTATAGTCCATCGGAAGGCGCGGGTGGAAGCCCATGCCAAGCTCTTCAGACCAGAGCAGGCAGTCGGTCAGCCCAGGCGGCAAAGCGTGCGTCATGCCTGGCCCTCCTGCTCACTTTCGAACAAGCGGAAGAAGTGCTGTTTGAGTCGTTCGTAACCTGCTTCTGTCAGGCAAAGGTCAACATACTCCCGACCGTCAACCAAATAGGAAGAGAGCGATTCGAGGTCAACAGTCGGGATCAATCCCTCATCGGAGCCGAGAGCGTATTTCGTGGTCATGGTGTCATCTCGATTTGAAGTGCGTCAGCCCACTTCGAAAATTTTCTTTCGTAGTCGGTGATTCTCTTGTCGCAGTTGTGTTCTTTGAGGGTGCAGCGGCAGAACCTGTCGGGGACCGCGAAGGTGATGCGGGACAGGTCCATGCACTTGTCGGTGATGTGTTCCGGCGAGTTGTAGCCGCCCTGGCCGCCGCAGATGATCCAGGCCGGCACCTTGGCGGCGATGCTGGCCGGAACGATCCAGCCGATGCCGCCAATCACGGCATCTGCGTGCTGGAGCAGCGCCAGCAGTTGTTCAACCGGCAGTTCGCCCTTGTGGAACTGGATGTCTGCCGGCGGGAGTGGATCAAGCGCCCATTCCTTGCCCGGCTCCAGGTCTGCCACGGAAACCACTTTCCAGCCCCTGCGGCGCATCTCTGAGGCAGCGCTGGCGATGTACTCGGGCAGTGGGTTGCGCGTGTCTGCGCGCCACTCAGCGCGAACCGTGGCTGGGCGAACCAGCACATAGCGCCCATCGACTGGCGGAGGACCAAAGTCCGGCAGGTCGAACTCGCCGGGTTCGCAACGGAACGCCTTGCGCAGCCCCTGAATGATCGGGTCTCGGCCGTAGGCGATGCGCATTTG